CAGAAATTGCACCACCTATAGCCAGGTCTGTCGATAGAGACAGTGGCACGTTTGGTGTACAAACTTATGAATATGGCAATGTAGAAATTGCTAGTGAAGTTGGTTGGGATGCTTACAAGAAGGTCGCCGACGAACTAATGAAAATGTTAGATATAACAGGACTTCTTCACGGATACTCATTCAACTCTTGGAGTGATGTAGTAACCTACGACAATGCGTTCGTGCAAGAGTGGTTGAATTCACCCCAGACCTCCTTATACTATAGCCTTCAAGTAATGGGAGACGTGCAGGACAAGAGCGATGCGTATGCAGCATTAAAAGATACCGACGTTGACGAATACTTGGAGGGGATTTTAAACGAACCCCTTACATGTGATTGTCAAGAATGAAAACACCATATGATAAACTAATCGAAAGGCGCCGGACATGGACGCCAGTACAAACCACAGCAGGAGAACTGAAACATGAAGCAGAAGATGCTATTAGACGTGCTCTCGCTTTACGGCACATGGAGCTCCCAGTGGGGGAATTCATTAAAGAAGGTCTGGAGAAAGACGTTCCAGAAAGTGCCAGAAAACTATTAGAACTTAATGTTCAGGATGAAATAAAACATGACCTTGCTCTTGGGTACATTGCTAATTCAATTGGGGTTGACCCTCAGGCTGAAGCGGAAGCACTCCGACTCAGATCAGCCTGGGAGTCACATCCCGACCACACCATAACTAAAGCATTGGTAGCAGAACGTGCAATTTTTTTCGTACTTCTTCCCTTCTTTCGTTATAACGGCGATGCTGGTCTTAGGACTGTCAGCGCCGACATCAGTCGAGACGAACAAATACACGTGGCCACTAATAGCCTTGTATGTCGTGAGCTGGGCTTATCTCCTAGTAATAGTCTGGACAAGCTTAGGAAAGCCACCATTAACTGGGTTCTTCAACCACTAGGTATAAATACTCAGGACAAATATTTAGACAAAAAATTCTGGCTGGATTCAAGTGATAACTTAATGTATCAGGGTAAAGCTCCTGAACTTGTTTCCACCAAATCAGCTAGAATGCCAGCTTTTTTCGAACATAGCAATGCAAACCTCCCACAATATGCTTGAGGCTGTACTTGGACCTCGAGTTGATGATAAGATCCTTCAAGAATTGGAAGCTAACTTCCCAATGCAAAACCCCCACCCTAAAGAAGAGATCACAAGTATAATGTACAAAGCTGGTCAACGTTCAGTCGTTGAGTGGCTGAACAAAAGACTAGAGGAATAAAATGTCTCACGAACTTAGCAAGTCACTAGCATCAATACCTTATTATGATTATGGTGACCCGCCTGAGACCGGTAAGGATTACTGGGAAAATCAGACAAGATCTGAAATACCTGGTAGAGAATACACACTCACTGAATCTCAGACGTTTGAAGCTGAGGGTGAGATCTTTGATAAGGCTGGTCATCATAAATATGCACCAGTAGATGCTACTGATATAGTAGAGGATTATAAATCTCAATTCTTAGATGAGATGTATGGTACCGACAGAGATCCAACAACAGATGGAGCTGTAGGTGATGCAACAGTAGACACTACAGTATGGGGTCTAGATCTAAGGAGAGTTCAACCTAATGAAGATTGGAATATAAGAAGTCCTGAATACTATGAACACATAACTAAAGGTGCTGTAGACTGGGGTAATTATCAAAATGATGATAGATACAAAGCTGCTTTCACTGCTTTAGGTTATGATATTACTTCATTAGGTACTGATATCCCTCAATCAATTCAAGCTATTAGACATGCAAACGTAGCCTTAGGAGGTGAGTTAGAAGCTAACTGGCTTGATGATTATAAAGGTGGACACAGATGGAGACACAGATGGGATGATCAACACGATGAAGATCATATCGTAAGAGTTGGTGATGATCTTTATGAACATGGTCAGAGACAAGAAACTTTATCTGAAAAATATGCAGCAGGTAAAGGTCGTCTTACTATATCAGACCAGGATGTTAAGAATGTAATGGGTAAATCATTTACTCCTTTAGATACTCCTAATCAACAGATAGCTCAGGTAGTTAAACCAGATCTTAACATTCAAAAAGTAGAAGTAAAAAGTAATGCCGAAGTAGGCATACCACAATCTTGGGGGAGCACAAAAACATAATGGCATACACAAAACCAAGTTGGATGCAATGGGATGACCTTGGTGGACAGTGGTTTGGTGATAGAGATGTTACTAAAGCACTTAGACAAGGAGTTAATCCACAAAATATTTTAGACTTTTTAAAAGGAGAAGGTAGATCTGGAGCATCACAAGATGCAGGAGGATTAGTAAATAGGTTTGAGACTGATATGGCATCTGCAGGTGAGGGTAAATTAACTACATCACTAGGTGGATCTGGTTCAGAATCTAACAGGAAATTTACAGGACATGCAGACATTGCTATGTTCCATGGAATGAATCCTGACATGGCTATTGGTAAAAGGTATCAAGCTATAAGAGATCAGTGGCATGGGGAGAACGTAAACCCTATCGCTTTCTCTGATCCTACTGGAGGCTATGGTTCTTTGTACTCTGAAGTTCAAAGACATGCTGAACGTCAAGATGAACGTGATGCACAAGCCTTAAAGATAGAAAGTGATAGAGCAGAAGCAGCTAAAGTTAGGTCATCAGCACCTAGCAGAGTGCAAGGTGGTAGTGCTATGAGCATTGCTTTCAAGCGTTCAGATGCTGCTAGGTCAGGTGCAGGAGCAAGCGGCACCAAACAATTCGCCAGATCAGGCGCAGGTTCAAATGTAAAAACTCTTAACATAGCATAATGACAGCTAAATCTAGGTATGACTTTTTGTCCAGCTACCGTTCCGAGTATTTACAACAAGCGGATGTATGTGCAAGGCTAACACTTCCACATCTAATCAGGGAAGAAGAAACTTATAAAGGAGGAACACGGGATCTTAAAACACCTTGGCAGTCAGTCGGCGCCAAAGGTGTAGTGACCTTAGCTTCGAAACTCATGTTGGCTCTGCTACCTGTACAAACCAGCTTCTTTAAGCTGCAGGTTGACGAGTCAGAATTAGGTGACGTACCTCCTGAAGTTAGAACTGAATTAGATCTAACCTTTGCAAAGATAGAGAGAACTATCATGGATGCTATCGCAGCATCAGATGATCGTGTAGTAGTACACCAAGCCTTGAAGCATTTGGTAGTATCAGGTAATGCTCTCATCTTTATGGGTAAGGAAGGCTTAAAGCTTTTCCCATTAAATCGTTTCGTTGTAGATAGAGATGGCAACGGGAATGTGATTGAAATTGTCACGAAAGAAAAAATTGCCAAAAAATTATTGGCAAGTGTTGTAAAAGATTATTCTCCAACCAACGAGGAAGGAGAAGACGATGATGACTGCGAAGTTTATACACACATCAAGCGAGATAACAATCGTTTCTTGTGGCATCAAGAAGTCTTTGATAAAATAGTACCAGGTTCACAAGGTAAGTCTCCTATAGAAACTACACCTTGGTTACACCTTAGGTTCAACACTGTAGATGGAGAAGCATATGGTAGAGGACGTGTAGAAGAATTTGTAGGGGATTTGAAGAGTCTTGAGGCGTTGTCTCAGGCGCTCGTAGAAGGCTCTGCAGCAGCTGCTAAGGTAGTCTTTGTAGTCTCACCTTCCTCAACCACTAAACCACAGACTCTAGCCAACGCTGGCAATGGAGCAATCGTCCAAGGACGTCCAGATGATATAGGTGTAGTACAGGTAGGTAAAACTGCTGACTTTGCTACAGCATATCAGATGGTAGGTCAGTTAGAAAAGAGATTAGCAGAAGCTTTCCTTATACTTACGGTACGCCAGAGTGAAAGGACTACTGCTGAAGAAGTTCGTATGACACAGATGGAATTAGAACAACAGCTTGGAGGTTTATTCTCCTTACTGACTGTTGAGTTCCTTGTGCCATACTTAGATAGAAAACTTTCTGTATTCCAAAAGGCAGGTAAGATACCTAGACTACCTAAGTCTATGGTCAAACCTACCATTGTTGCAGGAGTTAATGCACTGGGACGTGGACAAGATAGAGAAGCACTAGGACAATTCCTAACTACTATCTCTCAGACCATGGGACCAGAAGCAACACAACAATTCATCAACCCTGAAGAAGTCATCAAGCGTTTAGCTGTAGCTCAAGGTATTGATATACTTAATCTTGTAAGATCTATGCAAGAGATACAAGGTGAGCAACAAGCAATGCAAGAACAACAGATGGCACTTGAGCAACAGAAGGTTGCTAACAGTGATCCGATGAATGACCCAACTAAAAACCCACAACTAGCGGAGGAACTAAGTGGACAAGGTGAACCCATCCCGCCCACGGAAGGCTAAGAGAGCACCGAAGAAAGTCCAACCACCCCTTAGTGCAGAAAAGAAAGAAAACAAGTATGCACCTAAGATGAAGGTTGGCAAACCAACTATCAAAGCACCTGGAACTAAGGTGGTAACAACAGTTGGATTAGGAAACCTTACAGTAGAAACTATCAATGGCAGAAGCACAGACACTAACGTATGATGCAAACGAGCAAGCCGAAGGCGAACTCAGTGCAGAAGAACAAGAGTCCCTGCAGGTTGGTGAGAAACTAGCCGAAGCTCAGGAGACTTTACTTGCTGGTAAATTCAAGGACGCAGAGGATCTTGAAAAAGGATACATTGAACTACAAAAGAAACTTGGCTCTCAGGAGAAGGGATCTGAAGAGGGAACTACTGAGACCAAAGACGAAAAAGTAGAAGAGGAAAAACCTAAGGAAACTGACACAGCATTCTTAGATACACTATGGGAGGAGTCTCAAAAAGAATTCTCAAAGGATACAATAGATAAGCTACAAGGTATGAAAGCCGAAGAGGTAGCTCAGATGTTCCTTGATTATAGATCTAAGAACGAACCATCAGAATCCGCACAGTTGACTGATGAGAATGTCACACAACTGAAAGGTATAGTAGGAGGTGATCAACAGTACGATGACATGATGAAATGGGCTGGTGAGAATCTTCAAGAAAAAGAGGTGAAGATGTATGATGCTGTTATGGAGAAGGGTGATCCCTTAGCAGCATTCTTTGCCGTACAAGCACTCACCTATAGATTCAAAGATTCTCAAGGTGTAGACGGACAACTATTACAAGGCAAAGCAGCACCCTCTAAGGGTGATACTTTTAGGAGTCAAGCCGAAGTTGTCAGAGCTATGTCTGATGCACGTTATGAATCTGATCCTGCCTATCGTCAGGACATTTACGATAAACTAGAAAGATCTAACCTTCAATTCTAATGCCACAAGGTAAAGGAACCTATGGGTCTAAGAAAGGTAGACCCCCTAAAACTACTAAAAAGAAATGAGTACAGCCACACTAACTAAACAATCTAATTGGAATAGTTTCTGCGACTGGGTAACTAGTACCAACAACCGCCTCTACGTGGGGTGGTTTGGTATACTCATGATACCATGTCTTCTTACAGCAGCAACTGCATTTATCATCGCC